CTGGAAATGAGTACATTAATAACTAATTTACCCGCTTATGAAGTATGGGTAAGAAAAGAATATTTAACTGATCATCAAAGTGGTCATGGTGAATTTGTTAAAGGAGTCTGGGTTTCTGCAAAAAGTATGCCTGGCCGTGCTTTTTACTTTGAAACTTATCTACCAGAATATGCTGCAATGTATGATAAGTTACCAATATCCGCTTTCCTCTCCTCTCCTGAGACGCCAGATCCTGATATGACACTACATAATCTACAGTTTTGGAACTGTATGGACTTTGGAGTTGTTGCAGTGCAGAAACAATTCATCGGTTCAATGCACTATGAGGTCTATACAAGAGACTTTGGAACGCAAACTGGCACATACATCTGCACTTTAGATAATTATCATCAGGATGTGGATGCAATTGACTACTCTACAAGTGAACAACCAGCAGAACATAAGAGTCATAACCTCTTAGAATTGGATAATGGACAGTTTTGTCTCTATCCAAACAACAGAATGAGGATATATGACAACAGTATCACCCCTGAGACACCTAAGAATCCTGATTTTAAGGTTTCAACCGTGTATTATCAAGTAGAAAACGGTCATGATCGTGATGGATTAGGGTCAGAAGAGAATTATTTCTGGAAAACAGCGAAAGAAAGGTCATCTGATGTCGAAGTAGGCGCTGGAGGTACTGATATGAACGCTGATTTTTACGGTGGCGACTTTAAAATTGACTTTAATGAACCAGAATTGGGATGAAATGGGTGAGCATCTGATTTTAGATGTCTACGATGGGTATTTTGATGACTTAAATAGTCCAAATTTCCTTCGTGACATCTTTACTCGTGCGATTTTGAAGTCAGAGATGACAATATTGAACGAATATACACATAAATTCAGTCCATGTGGTGTTACATGTCTTTTTGCACTCGCTGAGAGTCATGTTTCTTGTCACACTTGGCCTGAATTTGGTCGAATGAACGCAGATTTCTTCACTTGCGGCGAAAAAGACCCAAGAATTAGCGCTAAATATATTATTAACGCTTTAGAATCGGAAAAATACAGAATTAGAGTCGTAAAAAGATAAAAAAAGCGGTATAAATAAAAACAGGAAACTTTTTGTGTAAATAGTGGCTTCTAGGGCATTCAAAGATATCAACTTATCCTTCAAACGTCATCCTGTGACGAATGATGTAGTGACAATTCGTAATGAAGACGCTATAAAAAGGTCTGTAAGGAACATAATTTTCACAATTCTCGGTGAAAAACCATTTGAACCCAATTTTGGATCGGTTATCAATGAATCTTTATTTGATTTAAATACTAATTTAAGTGAAATACGAGTTTCAGATGAAATTAGATCATCTTTACTCATATATGAACCCAGAATCAGTAATGTTGATGTAGATGTTACGATTGCACCTGATACAAATGAAATGAATTGTACAGTTCAATATGACATTACTGGAATTCCAACACCAACACAACAAGTAGACGTTCTCTTATTCCCAGCTAGAGTATAATGGCTTTCGGACAATATGTTAATTTAGATTTTGATCAAATCAAGACATCCATCAGAGATTATCTGAGGGCAAATACTAATTTTACTGATTATGACTTTGAGGGATCAAACCTTTCAATAATTATTGATGCATTAGCATATAATACTTATACGACTGCTTATAATACTAATATGGCAGCAAACGAGTGTTTTCTTGATTCCGCTACACTTCGAGAAAACGTTGTTGCACTTGCCAGAAACATCGGTTATGTTCCAAGATCTCGTAGATCAGCAAGAGCAAGAATATCTTTTACTGTTGATGGATTGGTAGAGACATCAACACTCACAATTAACGCTGGCATTATTTGTAATGGTGCTGGAGACAACACAAACTACATATTTTGTATTCCAGAGGACATTACAGTTCCTGTTGTGAATGGAGTTGCTGAATTTAACAATGTTGAAATATACGAAGGTGTTTATATCTCTCAAAACTTTACTGTTGACACATCTTTGTTCAATCAGAGATATATTCTTGATAATTCCTTCATTGATACATCAACAATCAAAGTTAAAGTTAAATCGTCGTCAACGGCGACTTCATCAGTCACCTATAAACAAATTGATAACATTGTAGGTGTAACATCAACATCAAATTCTTACTTATTACAGGAAATTGAAGATGAAAGGTATGAATTAATCTTTGGTGACAACGTAATCGGTAAAAAACTATCAAATAATAACTATGTTACTGTTTCTTATATTGTAACTGATGGAAAAGAAGGAAATGGTGCTTCAGAATTTAGTTTTGTAGGAAATATTACAAATCAGGATGGTGCAGCAATTAACGCTGATCTTATATCACTAGTTTCAACTGATGAGAAATCAAGAGATGGTGATGAAATTGAATCAATCTCTTCAATTAAGTATTTTGCACCAAGAATTTACTCATCTCAGTATCGTGCAGTCACGGCATCTGATTATGAGTCAGTTTTAGGTTATATCTATCCAAACGTGGAGTCAGTAACAGCTTTTGGTGGTGAAGAAATGAGTCCACCTCGTTTTGGTAAAGTTTTTATCTCGGTTAAACCTCGAAACGGTGATTTTTTATCAGATGAGACAAAAAGAGAATTAATTTCAAGATTAAAGAGTTATGCAGTCGCTGGAATTGTGCCAGAATTCATTGATTTGAAATATTTGTATGTTGAACTTAATACAACACCATATTATAACCCTAGTTTAAATGATGATTCAAATAATCTTAAAACTGGTGTTTCAAATGCTCTCACACAGTATTCACGTTCAATTGATGTTAACAAATTTGGTGGCAGATTCAAATATAGTAAGGCTGTATCATTAATTGATAGTGTTGACTCTTCAATTACATCAAACATCACTCTCGTGACAATTAGACGTAATTTAAAAGCTGTTTTAGGTCAATTTGCACAATATGAGGTTTGTTATGGTAATATGTTCCACACTCAAGAGAGTGCCTACAATGTAGTTTCAACAGGATTCACAATCGAAGGTGTTACAGGTATTGTTTATCTTGCTGATGAGGTAATTAATCGTGAAAAAGGAAGAATATTCTTCTTTACATATACAGAGGGTTCAACTCCTAATATTGTAAAGAAAAATGCTGGAACTGTCGATTATATGACTGGTGAAGTTCTTATAGATACTGTAAATATACTTTCAACAGTGGTTGCAAACGGTGTGGTTGAAATTCAAGCAATTCCACATTCAAATGATATTGTCGGTCTTCGTGATTTGTATGTGAAGTTTGATATGACAAACACAACAATAAACATGGTTCAAGATTTGATATCATCGGGTGAAAACACGTCTGGATCAAGATTTGTTCATACGCACAGTTATTATACTCCAACCTTCACAAGAAAATCAAATTCACCTGTATCAACAGCTGCAGCAATTCTTCCATCAACTGCTTCTTCAACGGCAACTAGAACAACAACTGGTGGAACTTACGGAACTGCAACTGCTACATCAACCCCATCAACTAATACAACTTCCACACCCTCATCAGGCGGTGGATCTAGCTATAGCGGCGGATATTAATGATAGACACATCAATACAAAGAGTCGAAATCAATCAGGTAATTGAGAATCAGTTACCTGAGTTTGTACAATCTGAAAGTCCACTTTTTGTGGATTTCATGAAACAATACTATATCTCCCAAGAGTATCAGGGTGGATCAGTTAATATTGCAGAGAATCTTGACAGATATACTAAATTACAAACATATGTTGGCGCTGCACTTACAGAATATACTGGATTATCAACAGACACAGAATCATATTCAGATACAATTTTTGTAGATTCAACAAAAGGATATCCAAGTAAGTATGGATTGTTAAAAATTGATGATGAAATTATCACATACACTGGAATTGGCACTACCTCATTTACTGGATGTGTTCGTGGATTTAGTGGTGTTGACAATTTAGATCAACCTACAAGACCTGACTTACTATCTTTTAATGCAACTGTAGGCACATCTCATACTGGTGGTAGTAAAGTTCATAATTTATCAAATCTTTTTATTCGTGAATTTTTTAGTAAATTAAAAACAACTTATGCAAACGGTTTTGAAAATCGTAAGTTGAGTAGTGATATTGATAAAGTTAAATTTATTCGTCAAGTTAAAGATTTTTATCGCACAAAAGGAACTGAGGAATCATATAAAATTTTATTCAGAGCTCTATATGGTCAAGAAGTTAATGTCATAAAACCATCTGATTTTTTAATTAAACCATCTGACGCTGATTATGGTTTTGCACAAGATTTTGTTGTTAAACCTATCACTGGCGATCCTCGTAATTTAAAAGGATCAACACTATTTCAAGATGCTGATGATGACGATAAGAACATTCGAGGTGCTTCTGGTGCGATATCAGATGTAAAAGACTTTTTGTATGGAGGAGAACATTACTATCAAATTAGTGTATCACAAGATTCAATTGATGGAAACTTTATAGTTCCAGGCAGAACTCGTGTTACGGATCCTGTATCAATTGGTGCAACCACAATTACAGTTGATACGACAGTAGGATTCCCCACGAGTGGTTCCTTATCTTTACCAACAGCAAGTGTTGCTGGAATTGTAACATATACGAGTAAAACTACAAATCAATTTGTTGGAGTTCCAACAGCTGTTGATACTTTAAGTGTTGGTGACGATATTAGATATAATAACGTGGCTTATGGATATTCTTTTGCGAATAACACAAAGAAAATAGAAGTTTTAATTACAGGTGTTTTAAAAGATTTTCCAATTCCTGATACTACATTTTATTTTAATAAAGGAGATAAGATTCGAGTTGGATCATTTGGTGTTAATAAAAGTTCTGAAGATGCTAATTTTGGATCATATGTTTATAACACATCAGTAAAGTTTACTCCAAAAACTATCACAAGACAGTCAAGCAGTAGTTTTAATATCACAACTTTATCTGATCATGGATTTTTAGAGGAAGATGCAATTGAAATTTTAGATGATCAAAATACTACATTGGGAGTTGGTCGTGTTCTGAGTGTTGTTAGTAGTTCAACATTTATTTTAGGTGATTTGCCTGGCATTGGAGAGTTTAATATTTTCTTTATTCGCAGAAAACTTAAAAAAGGAAATAGTTCTCTTCATACTAATATTAACAAATATACAACTGATGTTCAAAATACATATGATCATGATAGTGATAATTTATTGGCATTACCGCCACACCCTCATGTCTACGTTGCCTCTCCATCTTTACCAAGTTTAGGTAATGAACCTATAGTTGCTCCAGATCGATCTGTAACATGGACTGGCGCCACTGGAGGCGACGTTATACAGTTAATACAGGTTACAGAGGGTGCTGCTGATCATGGATTTTATTCTGGAGAAGTTGTGACATATAATGTCATCAGTGGTTTCTTAGGTCAGTTAATTGATGGAAAGAATTATTATGTGAGTCGTGTAAGTTCAAATAACATTCGTCTCGCAAACTCTTTACCAGATCTTGTAAATGGTGATTTTGTAGATGCAACAGGAAATGGAACATTTAAAATCTCTGTTCCTGATTTGGCTAACAAAAAATTAGATCATCAAAAATTATTAAAGAGATTCCCGTTGAATCCAGTATTTGACGGGGCGAGGCGTGAGACAGCGCCAGGCACCACTGGCATGTTGGTAAATGGTACGGAGATATCAAACTATAAGTCAGGTGATGTTATATTTTTTGGTGGTGTTGAATCCATAGATGTGTTAGAAGGTGGATCACAATTTGATGTAATCACTCCACCATCAGTTAGTATTGAAAGTTTGACTGGTACTGGTGTTAGTGCGACAGCAAACGTAAAAGGTCAGTTTGAAAGAATTGACATCGTGGATTCTGGTTTTGACTATGTTGCACCACCTATTATAGAAATTAGTGGTGGTAATGGTAAAAACGCAATCGCAAGAGCAAGACTAAAACAAGTTGATCATTTCATGGATTTTGATGCATCATCCACAGGAAATGCAATTGACATTGCTGCTAACACGATTGGTTTTGGGACATTTCATAAGTTCCGTGATGGAGAGGCAGTAATCTATAAAACATTCAATACTGGTGCAATTGGTATTGCGAGTGCTGGTATTACAACAGATCAAATTCAACAAACACCAGATCAAAGACTTGTTGACGAATCAATTTATTTTGTATCGAAAGTTAATCAAACAACAATTAAACTTGCAAATAATGAAAACGATGCGATAACACAAACAAATCTACTTAATTTAACTGGATTTGCTGATGGATCACAAAGATTTCAAAGTTTAAGAAAAAAACTTGTTTTAGGTCAAGTTATCATCGAAAATCCTGGCGAAGGATATGAAAATAAAAGAAGATTAGTTCCTATTGCTGGAATTAATACATATTCAGATTTTATTGAATATAAAGATCATGGATTCAAAGATGGTGAAATAGTTCGTTATTCAAATGATGAAGTAAAAATTGGTGGTTTAGATACTGATCAAGATTATTATATTTTAAAAGTAAGTGATAATCGTTTTAGACTCGCAGCTGCTGGAATAGGAACAACTTTATCTGATGCCAACTATTTGACAAAACAATTTGTTGGATTGACATCAGTTGGATCTGGAGAACATGTATTTAACTATCCACCAATCGTTGTTAACGTAAAGGGAACAATTGGAATTAATACATCAGAACCTGAGAACTATCATGCAAGAGTAAATCCAATTGTAAGAGGTTCAATCACGTCAATCAACGTTGAGAAGCCTGGAATAGGATATGGAAACGATTCTACGTTTAACTTTAGCATTCCTCCTCAAGTCAGAGTTTCTTCTGGTTCATCTTCTGAATACAAGGCGATTGTAACAAATGGAAGAATACAATCTGTAATTGTAACTCGTTCTGGTGGTGAATACACATCTCCACCTGATTTAAGAATATTAGGTGATGGTGTTGGTGCAAAAATCATTGCATCGATTAGTGGCGGAAGTGTTAATCAAGTCACTGTTGATAATGGTGGTGTTGGATATTCCACAGCGACTGTTGGTGTTGAAGAGATAATTCCTGGCACTGGTGCTGTATTTTTACCAAAGATAAAATCTTGGGCAGTTAATAACGTTAAAAGATATGAAGATATATTCTATGGAGATGATGGATTCTTATCGAGAGGAGATAATGATGAAGGAATTAAGTTTACATCATTCTATGCACCAAGAGGTTTAAGAAAAATATTAAAGTCTAAAAATAGTGATGGAACAATTGACTATACATCAAATGACTTGAATCTTCTAAACAACGCAGAACAAGTATCCTTGAATCACTCACCGATTATTGGTTGGGCTTATGATGGCAATCCGATATATGGCCCTTATGGATATGATCGTAAAGATGGTGGTGTTGTAAGAATCATGACATCTGGATATTCTCTCAAAACAACAAGAGAGAATGGCCCTCCAATATCAACCTTTCCACTTGGTTTCTTTATTGAAGACTATGAGTTTCTTGGAAATGGTGATTTGGATGAAAACAATGGAAGATATTGTGTTACTCCAGATTATCCAAACGGTACATTTGCTTACTTTGCAACAATTAATCCAAATGAAAATGAAACTAGCGGCACGTTTAAAAACTTCCGTTCTCCAGTTTTCCCATATTTGATTGGTGCTAATTATGCTGCAAAACCTGATGAATTTAACTTCGTAGAAACAAATAACCAAGATCTTGATTTAAATACTTTAGGTTTAAGGAGAAATACAAATCCATATAAACTTGAAGGATCTGGTGTAGATTATCAAGGAATACATGACAGTCGAAAGAAAGTTGATCAAGAAATTGATGTCAACTATGCTTCCGCTGGCAGAATTAACAAATATGAATTGTTAAGTGCTGGAACTGGTTATCAAGTTAAAGATGATCTTAGAATACAAAACTTAGGAAAAGGAAATGGATTCTCAGCTGAGGTATCTGTTGTTGAAGGAAAAGAAGTAGTTTCTATTGCTTCGACTATAGTTAAAATTGAAAATATAGTATTTACATATAACAATCAAAATGGAAAGGTAACTGGACTCTCATCTCAACCTCATGATTTAGTTGTAGGAGATGTTGTCACTATATCTGGACTTTCTACAGACTCATTAAGAAGACTAGATGGCAGACATCAAATTGGATTTAACACATCATTCTTGATTTTAAACACAGGTATTGGAACAACTGGTGAAACAGGATCAGTTACAAATATATCTGTAACTGGTGATCTATCTCGAAATGCTATTACAGCAAATGATGTGTTGGGTATCGGAACAGAAAGATTATTAGTTTTAAATGTTGATGATGTAAATGACAGACTTAGAGTAAAAAGACAATTTGATGGCGTTAAGGGATATAGTGCATTGACAGGTATTGCACATACAAGCACATCTTTAATTACGTCTCTTAATAGATCTATTCAATTCAGTCTTGGAATTAGCACTGATATTCAAACAAGAGTAAATGTTCCTTATTATTTTAATCCAACTGAGAGTGTTGCAATAGGAACAGCTGTTGGTGTTGGTATTGGATCAACAATTAGTTACTCATACAAAGTAGTTGGTGGTGGATCTACAGAAAGATTCATTCCAACTCAAAATATATTCTTACAAGATCATGGATTTGAAACTGGCGATAAACTTATATACTCAAGTGATGAGGGAACTCCTCTTTTAGTTTCTAACGGAATAAATGCAGTACCTAATTTTAGATTAACTAACAACTCTCCAGTGTTTGCCATCAGAGAGAGTAAAGATTTATTAGGAATATCAACTAATGCTCTAGGGATTGGATCTACTGGGGGAATCACTGGTATTGGTTCAACAGCATATCGTTTATTTTTTGATGGTTTTGGAAGTGGTAAAGTTCATAGTTTAACTCCAACAAAACCTGAGATCACTGGTTTTGCAGAGAAAGTTGTTGGAACTGTTGTTTGTAAGGAAGCACATAATTTAACTGCGAATGATCGTATCTCAGTGTCTGTAACGCCAGGCATCACAACCTCTTTTGATATTCAGTTTGATGAAACTACTCGTAGAACATTTGTTAACCCAATCACTTTTGGTGCCTCTGCTGTCAATATAGAGAATGATCAGATCTCAATTCCTAATCATGGATATAAAACTGGCGATAAGGTAATTTACAAATCATCAAATCCAGCTAATCCATTATTTAATGATTTTACATATTTTGTTGTACGAATTGATAAAGATACAATTAAATTATCAGAAACTAATTTTAAATCTAAAAAAATAATACCTGATTGCATTTCACTTACATCTACTGGATCTGGACATAGAACTGCTCTTATCAATCCACCATTATCACTTACTCGTGGATATAAAGTTGGATTTGCTGTGTCAGATTCATCTTTGACACAGGTTGTATCTGGAAAGAGAACACAAGTATTTGATTTTGAATTATTCAGAGATACTAATTTTACAAATCCATATTTTAATAATAAAGAGGATGATGGATTCCAAGTTATTGGTGTTGGAACAGTTGGTGTAACAACAACTGCTAGAGTTGATCTTTCAGTTACTGAGAACACTCCTACAGACCTATACTATAAGTTAACTCCTGTTAACTTAGATATTAACGCTCCATTTAAGAGAAATCCAATTATTGATACTGATGTAATTAACTATTCAAGTTTAAAAATATCTGATAGTGTTTACAATGGTGATTATGTAATTACAGGAATTGGAAGCACTACATTCTCATTTGTATTACCATCTCAACCAGAAAAAGATGAATATACAAAAGAAGAAGCAACAACCTTAAAATATAATACTTCATCTACAAGTGCATCTGGTTCAATTAACAAAATTAGAATCATATCAAAAGGTAAAAATTATCAAACAATTCCTGTTGTTACTTCAATTGGATCTACAAACGGAGTCGGTGGTGTAATTAGATTAAACAGTGACGAAATAGGAAGGTTAAGAAGATATACAATTAAAAATTTAGGATTTGATTATTCAGCAGATAAAACAATACAACCATCTGTATCATTACCACAAATTTTAAGATTAGACAGATTATCTAAAATTGCAAATATTGGAATTAGTTCTGGAGGTAAGAATTATCTTCAGCCACCAAATATTGTGGTAATTGATCGTGTGACTGGTTTAGTCAAGGATGAAGTTATCACAGCAGTTGATGTACAAGGAACATCTGTATCAGAAGTTAGACTTTTAAGAAATACAAATGATTTATATGACTCAAATCCAAGAATTATTGCTACAAACAATAATAACGGTATTAAAGTAAAAAATCTATCATTCACAAGTGGTGTTAATTTAGTTACACTCACACTTGAAGGTGCATATGATTCAACAACGTATCCATTTACATTAGGTCAAAAACTATACGTTGAGAACATCGGTATTGGATCAACAGGAAGTGGATTTAACTCATCAGATTATAATTATGAACCATTTGTAATTACTGGTGTAAACACAAATCCAGGCGGAGGAAATGCTACTGTTTCTTATAATTTAGATTCATCTGTTACAAGTCCAGGCATCTTCAGTGGCCCATCATCATCTGGTCAAGCAATACCTTTTGAAAATATCGCTCAATTTAATATTGATGTTGAAACAAATCAATTTAGTGTTGGTGAAACTGTTAGCACAGGTGATAAAGTCGGAGTGGTTGTCGCTTGGAATGAAAACAATAAGTATCTAAAAGTTCTTTCCAATAACACATTTAATGTTGGAGAGTCAATTAATGGTGCCTCTTCTAAATCAATCGCATTGATTGAACAAACAACTAAATTTAGCTCAGTGTTTAATATTGACTCTAACTCTGAATTTAGAAGTGGCTTCCGTAAAGAGACAGGAAAATTAAATACAGAACTACAAAAATTAGCAGATAACAATTATTATCAAACATTTTCATATTCATTAGGAAGCACAGTTGACTATAATACATGGAGGGATCCAGTTAATAGTCTTGGACATGTGGTTGGATTTAAAAATTTTGCTGATGTAAGCATAGTATCAACCGCATCAACTGACGATAAAAATCGTAATAATGCTTCTGTTGGAGTATCCTCATCTCCTGTTGTCGTTGTTGCTGATTTAATTAGTGAAAATGAATCTCTTCATAACACATATGACTTCGATCTAGTTACAGAAAACTCAAAGAATATCTCTGGATTTTTTGCATCTGATGAAATTGGCTTTGCTAATAAAATTCTAACTGATTATATTGAGTCGAGAACAAATAGAGCAATCACAATTGATAGCGTAAGTTCCGAGTTTAATGACTTACCTCGTGCAACTGCGTTCTCTGATGTATTTGATTTTGAAATTGACACAGTTGATGGTGTTAAGTTTTATGTGATGTTGTTTGATACAAGATTTTCAGGTGAAAAACAAATAATTCAGGTTAATCTACTTCATGATCGTTCTACTGGTTACATGATGAAGTTTGGTCGTGTTGAAACTGCAATTGATCTTGGCGACTTTGACTTTGCAGTATCGGGAACAACAGGATCATTAAGATTTGTTCCAGCTAAATCTAAGTTTAACAATTATGCTTTGAGATTGTTTGCAATTGAAACATTTAAAAATACTGATTCCACAGGTATTAGCACACTATCAGTTGGCACAGGGTATGATATAATTTCTACATCATCTGGTATCGGATCTACAGATCCATCACCTGTTCAAGTTGTGGGATTTGGAACCACTGCAATTACTACTAGTAAATTATTCATACAAACACAAGAACTAGGTGGTCAAGAGAGAACACAATTAAATGAATTAGTTGTGTTAAATGATAGTGAAGAGGTATATCTTTTAGATTATGCACAAATGACAAATGATAATCTCTCAGCAACTGATGCTCCAAGTGTGGGACTTGGAACATTTGGTGCAGATGTGAGATCTGGCATCACAAGTGTTTACTTTACACCTGTGACTGGTGTTGGTGTTACAATGAGAGTTCATCAGGTGGCAATCGGAGGAACTGCAACTGGAATTGGAAGCACACTTGTATCAACCACTGAAGTTTTAACAACCACAACTAATATCGCAGCAACAGGAACTCCACAACCAACAAGAATTAGTGGAATCAACTCAAATACATACACAGCCTTTGATGCATTAATTGAGATACACGATACAACAAATGACAAATACGCTGTCACTCAAGTAACAGCAATTCATGATACCATCACTCCTTACTTTACAGAGTTTGGTTATATGGATAACTTCTCCACTAATGTAACCAGTTTCTCTGGTATTGGAACCGTTGGTGTTGGATATTCATCTGCAACTGGTGGTGATATTGAACTTCGTTTAACTCCTCCAGCAAATACAGCGATAACAACTAAAGTAGTTCAATATAACTTTAATGAAACTGGAACAGGTGGTGTTGGTTTTGTTACATTTACTGATTCGAGATTAAAGTCTGTAGAGAGTTCATATACTGGAACAGAGAATGACATTAAGTTCTCATTCAATATGAAACATGCTGGTGATTCCATATTTCATAAAGTATTTGATTCTGAAGACGCAGCAGTAGTAGATGTAACAAATAACACATTTATAGTTAATAATCACTTCTTCCAAACTGGTGAAGAGTTGACTTATGATCCAATTGGATCTGGAACAACCATGAACGTTGGAATTGCAGAAACAACAATTAGTGGAATCGGTGCTACCACCAAGATGCCACCTACAGTCTTCGCAGTTAAGATTGCAGAAAACAAATTTAAGGTTGCAAGAACGGCAGCGGAAGCACTTCAAACTGTTCCTAAAGTTCTTGATCTTACATCTGTTGGTGTTGGAACCACACAGTCATTTACTGCAAAGAATCTTAACTCGAAAGTTTTAGTTACTCTTGACAATAACATTCAAAGCCCAGTTATACAGTCACCTATTGAAGTAGATTTATCATTTGATGCAGCATCAGAAACTGATTTTATCACACTAACAGGTATATCATCATTCTTCTCAGGTGATGTAATTAAGGTTAATGATGAATTTATGAAGATTGATACTGTTGGTATTGGATCTACGAATAGAGTTCTTGTAAGAAGAGGTCAACTTAACTCTGCGATTGTCAATCATGACGCTGGTGATACCGTTACCAAGTTCTTAGGAAATTATCAAATTGTTAAAGATACTATCAACTTTACAGATGCACCTAAAGGATCAAAAGGCCCTTCTGGATTAACAACTACATCTACTTTTGTTGGTCGTGTATTTACACATACTGGTATTCCTGGCGGATCTCAGGAAACTTATACAAACAACTTTGTATTTGACACTGTTGAGGATCAATTTACAGGAATCGCAACTAACTTTATTCTTAAATCTAATAAACAAAATGTAACTGGATTTGCAACAAATACAGGCGTTATTTTATTGAATGAAATATTCCAAAATCCAAATGATGATTATAATATTGTTGAAACTGCTGGTATTACATCTGTAAGTTTTACAGGTGTTGGAGCCACAAATAATTATGATGTTAACCTATCATCAGTTCCTAGAGGTGGTATTATTGTTTCAGTTGGTGAGACTACTAACTTTGGATATCAACCATTGGTGGCTGCTGGTGGAACTGCGATTGTATCAGCTGCTGGAACTGTTGAATCTGTATCTATTGGAAATAGTGGATCTGGTTATAGAGTTGGTCTTCAAACAAATATCTTAGTCAAGGCTATCGGTAGTTCTGGCATTGTTACGATTGGTAGAGCAAATGTATCCGCTGGATTAGTAACATCTGTTACTATTATTAACGGTGGTGGATCAGGATTTACCTCTGCAACTCCCCCAGATCTTGAATTTGAAAAACCACTTAATTATGAGAATATGAGATTAGTGGGTAGTTCCACAGGTATTGGTGCATCTGTATCAGTTCGTGTTGGCTCTGCATCAAGTATAATTAGTTTCCAAATCACAAACTTTGGATATAATTATAGAATTAATGATGTTCTTAAGATAGAAGAGGGTGGTCAAGCTGGTATTTTGACAGATGCTAATAAGGTAGTTAAAGATTTTGAACTTACTGTTCTCGACACATTTAATGATAGTTTTGCTGGATTCACATTTGGTGAGTTAGAAAAATTAAATAGTTTTGAAGATTTATTTGATGGTGTTAGAAGGAACTTCCCAATTACTAAAACTATTGGTGCAAGCGCAACACCTATCACATTAAGATCAGCAAAAGGATCTCCAATTCGTGTTGAGGACAATTGTTTAGTATTCTTAAATGATATTTTACAAGTTCCTCGTGAGAGTTATGTATTTAATGGTGGATCACAAATTACTTTCTCTGAAGCTCCAAAGGCAGATGATAGAGTAAGAATATATTATTATCGTGGATCTGAACATGATGTGGTTGATGTCGATATTTTAGAAACAGTTAAGACTGGTGATAATTTAACAATTAATAAATATCCTGATATTGGTTTAGACGCTGTATTCCAACAAGAACCAAGAACAGTTACAGGTATCACAACTTCTGACAACGTAACTACAAATACATATATTGATTCTGGAATCACCACTGTTAGAACACTACAAAGACCAGTTACTTGGAGAAAACAAACAGCAGATGTAGTTGTTAATAATATTGGAATTGGTAAAGATAGAGTTGAATTAGAGCCTGGTATTCGACCAACTGCATACTTAATTAAAAGTGTGTCTGCTGGTTCAACTGACGTGTTTGTGGATTCAGCAGTTCCATTATTCGACCAAGTTGATGATATCGTTGAAGTTAGACAAAGTGTTTTAGTTCTTGATCGTACAACTAAAACTGGTGTCGCTGCAACAGCAGTCGTATCTGCTGGAGGTTCAATAACCAGTGTTGTAATATCAGATGGTGGATCTGGATATACCGCATCACCTCATGTATCAATCGGAATTACGGCTGGTATTGGAACAGTTCATGCTGGTATTGGAACAACTTCAACAAATGCAACTGCGACTGCAACTGTATCTGGTGTTGGAACAATATCTGCAATTACAATTACTAATGCTGGTGCTGGATATACGAATACAAATCCACCACTAGTGATGGTTGAAGCAGAAAGTGTAACTCAAGATAAGTTATCCAGTATTAAATATGACGGTGACTTTGGAGAGATAGTTGGAATTGGAACATCAACTGTTGCTGGAATCGGAACAGCATTGCAGTTTGATTTATTCATACCAAAAGATTCTGTTCTTCGTGACACTTCAGTCATGCCATCGGCTGTAACTGTAAGTGGTATTCAGTCTGGATATTACTTTACCGTATTCGATAGTAATACAGGAAGTGGTTTAACATCATATGATAATCCAATTGGAATCACAACAGTTGGAATTGGAACTTCCTTCCTAGATAATATATACAAGGTGCATAGTGCTAAGAATATAAGTGGCGATGCATATGGTATCGGATCAACTGTTGGTATTAACACAACTCTAAGAAGAGTAACTGTTAGTGTCAGTTCAACTGAGGGCATTGGTATCGGAAGTGGATTCTTTGGTAGATTCTCTTGGGGTCGTTTACACGACTTTGTTAAGGATGACACTAGTGCGTTTACAGCAATTACTGATGATGGTGTTACAGGAATTAAAACTGGCCCCGTGATCATCAGAACAAGGGATTTAAAAGAGTCCTTTACCTAATATAAATAAAAACAAAAAGTCATTGATAAAATGTCAGC